TTGCCAGTTTCAGTCATAGTCATAGTCATTATACCATCTGGTGTTACGGTATAATCTGCAGCATCATTAGTATTGTTTGTATAAAACTGGAATCTTCCTCCTGTGTTTGTTCTACCAGCAACTATTTTATTTACTCCATTGTTTCCTAACTGCAAACCTGCCCACCTCGTACTGCCGTGATAATTATCAGTATTATTGTAACTTGCTTTAAAAGCACTATTCGCATTTAAAAAAACGTTACCAACAACGTGAAGTTTTTCTCCAGGAACAGTCGTTCCGATCCCGACGTTGCCATTGTTAATTATTCTTACTTTTTCACTTGAGTTTATACTAAATATTTGATAATTAGATGTGCCACTAGAGTATGAAGAAATTACTAGTCCACCAGCACTGTCTGAGTATAGTGTTGTGTACTCTGTTCCAGCATTTCTTGTTAATCTTAGTTGAGGTCCAGTGGTTAATGCTATATCTAACTTAGCCGCAGGATTAGTCGTCCCGATCCCTACGTCGCCGTCAGAGGTAATAACCATCTTTTGTGTGGGCAAAGTTGCAGAAGCCCCTCCAGTATTAGTATAAAAACGTAATTGACTTTTAAATCCAGGGTCTCCAGCGGGTGTACTAGAAGACGTTTGATTTTGTATAACTCCATAAATATACGCATAATCTCTAAGCGCATTACTGTAATCTCTACCTCTAAATACTGTGCCTACGCCAAAGCCGTCATAAGGATTACTTACGTTCTCACCCCCATTTATAGTAAGTATGTTAGACAGAGCGTTTCTTGTTGAAGCAGTACCCTTAATTTCTAACTTAGTAAGGGGTGTAGTTGTACCAATCCCGACGTTACCGTCATTACTTACTGTTAATTTAGCGTCTGCTGGGGTTGCGCTAGTTTGATCTTGAGCATTGTTTACGCATAAATGAAGTTTTCCTCTAGCGTAACTTAATCCTGCATCTACAAATAAAACAGCCGATTTAGTGTTAGAACTTTCTCCTCCAATACCTAAACCAGTCCAAACACCCGCGGCGTTATTAGTGCTACCTTCTATTCTTATTCCATAGGAATTATCGGTGTCTGTATGCACGTGTAATTGATTTGAAGGCAAAGTCGTCCCAATACCTAAGTTTCCATTATAATGAAAATACATTCTAGTAGAACCCGCCGACGCATCAACTATTTTAAAACTAGAGCTATCGTTTTCAAAGTTATATTGACGTCCACCAGAAGCTGGTATAAACTTAAGTTTACCGTTTGATGCTGAAGTTGCTCCTTTTATTAGTACTCCTGTATCTGTCCTTATATCTAATGTAGTAGTAGGACTAGCCGTCCCGATCCCGACGTTTGGACCTGACATAGTTCCATAAACAGTCATACCAGTTAAAAGATTTCCACTTGTAGATTTAACTTTAAAATCTAAAGAACCTCTCACTGAGCTTAAGTTATTTGAGTAAGCTTGGATAGCAGCGTAGTCTGTATATGATGAATTGTACTCCGCAGGAAATGTAATACTACCTATACCTGTCGAAGCAGCTATATTATTACCTGACCTTGATATTATTACAGAACTGTTAGCGTTATCTTTATCTATATGTAATTTACCATTAGGACTAGTCGTCCCGATACCTACGTTGCCGCCACTTGTAATACGCATTTTTTCTGATGCACTCAATTGAAATATTAAAGGCTGTACATTACTTCCATAGTGATTTGTACTGTCTATAATTGCACCGCTAGGTGTTGCTTTTAAACCTAATCTAACATTATTTGTTGATGTATTATCTATAGCTAACTCTGTTCTTGTTGTATTGTTACTTACAAAAGCACCAACTAAAGTAGTAGTATCAACAACGTGAAGTTTTACAGCCGGCGAAGTAGTCCCGATCCCGACTTTTCCACTACCATCAATAACAAATTTAGCAGTAGTGTTAGCATCAACACCACCCATAGATTCATTAGCTATAACATATTTTCCACCACCAAAATAACCATCACTATCATTAGTCGAAAACATTGACCAAATAGTACCTCCAGTATGTTGGTTGTCAGCTTCAAAACCACCTCTATAACCATCAGCAGCTGTCATTGAAGATCTAACTATTACTTCACCAGCATTTGCAACTTGTAGTTTAACAGCAGGACTAGCCGTCCCAATACCGACGTTGCCGCTATTGTCCATTACCATAACATCAAGTCCATTTCTGCCAATAAATAATTTACCTGCAGAACCAACGTTTGTTATATTCCAAGTTCTATTTGTATATGTAGTATCTGCCGTATCTAATATAATAGTAGGTCTGTTTGCCGCTTGTAAACCTATAAGAACATTGTTTACAGTATCTGACGCTCCACTAACAATTGCGCTAGTGACAACTTCTAAGTTACCATCAGGCGAAGTCGCCCCAATCCCGACGTTGCCGCCTACGCCCTGTAAAATAAGCGGTTGACCAGTTGCGTCAGTATTTATCCACGCACCATAAGGAGAAACATTAGCAACTCCCATAAGTAAATGAGCAGTTGAAGTTCCGTGTATATCAACAATAGCATCAGAAGGCGTGTTAGAAGCAGCAGTGCTTGTTCCTAAAATAGTAAGTTTACTTGTAGGAGTTGTATCTCCAATACCGACGTTTCCAGAACCAACAATTAATCCGTAATTATTTGTAGCGCCGCTCGCGGCTGTATAAATTCCAACATTGGTACCCCCAGCTCCTGTTTTAGTTATATACCCTGCATAAGCAGTGCCGGCTTGCGCCCCAGTGTGGTATGCTTCAATACCCGCTTCGCCATTAATAGTACCTGAATTTGTAACTTTAATTCCACTTGTTAAACTAGACGATACTTCTAATTTAGTTGCAGGCCCAGTCGTCCCTATCCCGACGTTGCTGTTAGTATCAATAAGCATTGCATTAGCATTGCCAGCAGGATGGAATGCTATCTTACCGTTACTATTATAAATATTTAAAGCGCTAGTACCACCATAACCTGAGTAACCAGTTCCACTTTTCCAGATTTGAGCGTTACCACTATTACTATAAAATACTAAATTAACATACCCAGATTGTACTCCACTAGTACCTATAAATACTTCGGAATTCGATGATGTTCCAGTAAACTGCGCAGAGGCGGTAACAGATCCACTGTTTACTTGTAATTTCGTGGCAGGACTATCCGTCCCGATTCCGACGTTTTTATTATCTAATATAGTTAGAGCGTTTCCGCTTGTACTATGATTTATTTCTAAGTGAGTGTTTGCAGCGTCAGATGCTTGCTTTATATCCCAATAAACGTCTAATACACCGCCTGAACCAGACTCCCCCAAACGAAGAGTTGAGCTTGCTTGAGCGGTACCAGTAGAACTATCTTGTATTGTAAATACCGGGTCAGCTCCTTTTATATGTAACAAACTCACTGGCCCAGTCGTTCCGATACCGACGTTGCCTGTGGCATAGGCTATACTTAATCTAGGAGACGCGTTGGTATAAAAATTCATTATACCGCTTCCGTTATGTAATTCTATTTTATTTCCTACATCTGTGGTGGATAGTAAGTACCCTGTATATGGTAAACCAATACTACCGTTAACGTTTAGTTTTTGGGAAGGACTAGTCGTCCCGATACCAACGTTGCCAGCTGAGGTGATACGCATTCTTTCTGAACCATTACCACTAATAGCAAAAGCCCCTGTTGATGGACTATAAATCTGTGGAGAGGTTGAAGAACTATCTCCTGCTCCATACACGTTAACAGCTTCGGCTCTTGCAATACCATTAACTTCTAGTTTCTGACTAGGCGTAGCCGTCCCTATCCCGACATTGCCGTTGTTTAAAACTGTTAATTGCTCTGAACTTGTTGTTTGGTTATAAAGTCTAAAACGACCATTAGACTCTATTGTTTGTATAAATTTATGATATGAATTAGTCTGTAAATCTAATCTTGCGGCTGTGGTTGTTCCTAGTACTTTAACTATAGAATCTGCTCCACCTGCTACTTCTAACTTAGCGCTAGGACTAGTCGTTCCAATCCCGACGTTGCCGGATATGTTCTGATATATGCCTAGGATAGCGCCATTACTATAAAAAGCGTGATTTTTTGCTCTATAATTTAAATCAGACCACGTAACCGCAGGAGTCAAAGAAGATATTGTAGCGGTGTTATTTACATCGTGTACAGAAAAACCTAAACCTTGAGAAGTACTTGTTCCCCCTCTAGTAAATACAACTTGATTAGAACTCCAACTAGCAACATTTCCAGTACTATCAGCAGGTAGAGCAACGTTCAATTTACCAACAGGCGAAGTTGTCCCGATCCCGACGTTGCCTGCATTTGTAATATTAACTCTATCAACACCACTTGCTTGTAATATTAAACCATTAGCTGTTGAGTTTACAACCCCATCACCAGTTCCTGTTGGTATTAAATTAATCCTTGCATCTATGTTTGTTCCTAATGATTTAAAATAAGCAACATCTTCGTAACCAGAAGTTGTAGTTGCAGTAATAGGTACATTAGCAGTTGTAGAACCATTTACACCTATAACACCTGCAAAAGTTGCTACTTGACTACCTGTAAAACTTAAAGCAGTAGAACTATTTTGAAGAAATAACAAAGTTTCTGATAAGTGATTATAACCAATACCACCCCTATAAACTTCACCACCACTATTAGCATCTCCAAATTGTAAATAATGTGCTTGGTTATTAGCTGCCCATAATTGTATTCCACCAGCTACCGAACCTGCTGTACCAACAGCTAAAAACTTAGTACCTGGGTTTCCTACTGGCGCTGCTCCTATTCCTACATTTCCTGCAAAAGTTGCGTTTTGGTTTGAACCTAAAGTTAATGCTAACGTGTTGTTAGTTTTTAATAATATTGAAGCAGAATCTGTAGCTTGTATCTCTAAATTACCTGTACCTCTATGATATATACCTGATGTAGTGTTTGGTCCTGTGTTACTTCTAATTATTCTAAGACCAAAATCTGTATATGTTGCGTCTCCTACTAAATCAATATATGAATAACCATTGTCTGTTCTTCCCTGCCCAATTGTCAAATGAGCTTCAGCAGTTGATGCTCCTGTACCTAAAGTCATACTGCCAGCGTAATCTCCGCTACCACTCCAATTTGTATTTGTTCCATACAAAGTACCTGTCAAAGGTTTTGTTGAACCAGCTGTAAGTGGTAAGTAAGGACCACCTATAATACTTGACCCTGAGCCATCGACCCAGTCTATACCACTAGGCGTAGATATTAAAACTTGATTAGATGCGCCAGTTGACCCATTTGTATCTTCTAAAAAATTTGTTGTATATTTTTTACTCATTTACCAATTATTTTGTACTATATTAATCCATTCGTATGTTGTTGCGCCTGTTTGCATACACATATCAACATAAGAGTTATTTCCTGACGTGTAATATTTTAGTGTGCCTACTTTACTAGCTGAAGCTGTATCTGTGTCATTAGCCATTTGAATACCACCAGCAACGTGTAGTTTTGATTGAGGATTAGCATTCCCAACTCCGACATTTCCGCCAAGTGGATTAATAGCTAATTTATAATTTACACCATTACCTGCATCGTGAGCCTGCATCCAAGTATAATATCCTGGAGAACCTGTAGTACCCATATCAAGTAAGACCGTTGAGCTTCCTTTTATAGAAAAAATACCTCCTTGCAAAGTTCCACTAACCGATGGGACTGCGGAAGTTCCATAGACTTGTAATTTTGTATTAGGACTAGTTGTTCCAATTCCCACAGAGCCTGCATTGGTAATACGCATTGCTTCAGTAAAAGTACTTGTTGTTTTTTTACCAAATGTAATACCACCAGTGCTGTTTCCTTGCGCACCACTGTGTATTCTTAGTTCACTACTTTGTACTTCTATACCATATCTATCACTATTAACTGTATTGTGGTAAAAATCTATTTTAGGACCAACTAACTTAGCAAATGACAACGGAGCTTGTGGATTTGTTAGTCCAATTCCTACATTTCCTCCATTTGGATTTAATAGTAATTTCTTACTTGTAAAAGATGTGTTTCTTCCTGCTGATTGTATATATGCAGCATCAACACTATCATCAGCACCCATATACATAGATGTATAAGCGTTAGATGCGTTTGAATTTATTGCTAATGCGTGTCCAGTATGAGAATCATAATCTCCATTATTTAATATATCCAATTTAGATTGTAATGGTGCTGCAGCTATTCCTACTGAACCTGCAAAAGTTGCGTTAGCGCCTGTCAAAGTTAAAGCAAGTGTTTGACTGCTTGGTTTAAATCGCATAGCGCCCGTACCAGTATTTGATATATCTGCAAAGCCATTTGTAGTAAAATTTAAATCATCACCTAAAGTTATATCACCTGCAAAAGTTGCGTCACCATCACCTTGTAGCTGTATCTTATTAACACCAGCTGCATTTCTTACAACTATTGCATTTTCACCATCTGTTTGCGATAAGATACCGTAGTCAGTTGTACCGTCTTTATCTACTTTTATACCCCAATCACTATTGTCGTTAGTTACTAAAATACCAGCATCACCAGTACGATTACCTGTATAGTCAACTGTTAAGCCAGCGCTAGTAATGTCACCTGCAAAAGTTGCAGCACCTGTAGATGTAATTTTAGCATATTGCCCACTACCTCCTACTTGAAATTCACCATCAGTTCTTAATAAACCAGTTCCACAATATATACCACTTCCAAAATCATTATCTTCATTTATTCTAAGCCAGCCATCGGTGTATCTAAACATTTCTTTTCCGTCACCTTCAATAAACTCACCATTAAAAAATTGATTGCCTGATACAGTAATGTCCCCTGCAAAAGATACATCATTACCTGAAAAAGTTATAGGAGAGTTAGTTAAAGTATTTGAAGTACCAGACCCAGCCCACGCAGTTATAGTCCCACCTGTGCCAAATCCATCTAATACAGAAGAGTTATCAATTTTTTCCCATTGATCTGTTACTCCTTGCTCTACAAAAACTGCCCAATCGCCTACCTTCCAATCTGTTATACCATCTAAGTTAGTAGAGCCATCAGTTGATACTATATAGAAATGCCCTGTTGTACCTGTGCCACTTGCTAAAGTAGGCGTATTATTAAGTGCATCCCAAGTGCCTTGAAAAATTAAACCTGCTGGTATTTCTTCTATCAAGTTTTTAACATAAGCTGTTGTAGCAACTTTATTACTATCATCACTATTAGCTTGTGTTACAAAATATGTGTCGCCAGAAACTCTAGCTGTACCTGTTACATCTAATGTATAAGATGGACTGTTATTAGCAATACCAACTAAACCAGTGTCAGTAATACGCATTAATTCTGTACTAGCAAAATTTTTAAATTTTATAGCATTAGCTGTTACTGCTGGTTTAAACGCATCAGCGTGTGAATCACCTGTTATAAGTGCATCACCAATAACGTGTAATGCTTCACTAGGACTAGCAACACCAATACCTAATCTCGAATGACCGTCACCAGACATTGTAATAGTAGGTGTGCCTGTAGTAGTAGCGCCATCATCTAAATAATAATTAATTTTAGCAAACTCTGGTTTTATAATACCATATATTTCATTTACTACCATTAAGTTTATTTGCCCTTGTAAAGCTAAATTACCATTAACGTGTAATTTTTCAGTAGGCGATGTTGTACCTATTCCTATTTTAGAACTAGTTTCGTATAATATACTATTACCAAGAACAGTAGTATTAGTCCATTTAGTTAAATAATTTGCTGTACCAGAACCACTTAATGTTTGTATAGCAGTTATATCTACCCAATCAGTACCAGATGCAGTTGAACTTAATATTTGTCCTGACGTACCTGTAACATTGTTAGAGTCATAAAAAGCACCTGTTAAACGCATATTACCAACAACGTGTAACATTTGTGTTGGCGATGATGTGTTTATACCTACTTTATAATTGGATGGGTCTTGACCACTTAAAACGTCTATAAAAAAAAAGTTAGCTACTTCAAAATCTAAACTAGATATTTTTACACTAGAATTGACCCCTAGACCATCAGTAATAAATTTTTTAGTACCAGTAATACCTATGTTATCGGTAACTTTTAAGAGTCCGTCATAAGTGTCCTGTATTTTAGTTCCGAATAATGTAGCCATATTTATTTTTTGCCTTGTCCTTTATATTTTTTTTTGTAATTCTTAGAACCTTTATAATTCGAAGATTTACACTTTGAATGAACCCCTTTACGTTTTTTTTTTGGTTTATCTAATTTAATAAATTGTGCCTGATTTCTTGCCATTATTTATGCTTGTTATTACCCATTATTTTTTCTACACCACGACTTCCGAAATATGAACCTACAATTAGTGAAACTAAACCAGTAATAGAGTCTAACTCATAATTTAAATACCATCCAATTACATAACTTACAGAAAAAAACATTAATGTTATAGGTCGTACATTTTTTGATAAGAAAGTTCCTGACGCTGACATATCTGCTGACCATCTATTACTAATTTCTTGCATTTCTGTCATTTCCATTTCTAATAATTTCATAGCCTTTTCTTTATCTTCTTTTGGCATTTTGTCGTCTTTATCTATAAGATTTTTTACTAAACCAAAGATACCATTATTAGGTAATACATCACCTAAAGAATTTACTATACCAGAACCATTTGCTGATAAAAATTTTCCAATCTTTGTGTCTTTAAATAATTTTTTAGCCATTCCATCTGTTTTTAGTACCTCTTATATCATAATGTACAAATCCTTTTTTTTCGTAAATTCCTAACCCACCTTGTAACATATCTCCATTCTGTATTAGTCTTTCAATTACTTCAGCTACTTCTACAGGACGCATACCTTTTATAACAATATCAGCAGCTCTGCCAAATACGTGCTGTGATGTTTCAATTCTATTACCTTTTTTATCTATTTTATGTGCGCCACCTATTTTTTCATTCCAACATTCAGATCTATAAGCACTATTTATGTGTATTGGTTTTTTTATTTCGTTGCGTAATACTTGTAGTTGGTTAGCTACTTTTACAATATTATGATATACATTAATAGGCATTTCACAACCACAGTTTGAATCGAATTCGTCTTTTGTAAAATTTTTAGTCATTATTATAATTTAAAGTTAATACCAGCTTTTATTACTTTGATTTCTCTGTCCCAATATTTTTGCATAGTTATTTCACTAAACAAACCTAGTTTATTATTTATTTTTACACCAAATACACCTCCGTATTTATAATCAATCCAATTGTCTTTTTCTATAAAATTACCATAGGAATATCTATCATCCCCTTTTAGTAATTTGTGATGTGGTAATATAGAGCCATAAAAGTGAATCCAATGATTATTTCTGTAATGATAAAAGTCTAAACCAATTGCTGTAGATATATCTGCAAAATTACCAATCTGCGATAGTTGTTCTTTATTATATTGATTTACTAATTGTCCATAAATGTTGTTTCTATAATCTAAATCACTATTGCTTATTAGTTCTCCTTGTGCGTTATACCAAAAATAATCATAGCCTGTTTGTCCAGTGTTTAAATTTTCATAACTATATGCTTGATCTGTATGATTAAAGTAATCATAGCTTAAATTCCACCAAGCATTTTCTTCTAAATACTTTTGTATCGGATTATGACCATAGGCTTTGTCATAAGTTCTATATACTGCACCAATACTTAAAGATAGTTTTTTGACTATTGGTATTCTTAAGCGTAAGTCAGCAGATTTATAATCTATATCTACTAACTCATTTTTATTGTATTCTGCTTTTACAAGCCACCATTTAGCTAAATATCTTACAAATAATTGTTTGTTTTTAAATTCTCTGCCTTGTTGTTTACCCTCTTGGTATTCTAACAAATATTCAAAGCCTTTAACATTACCTATATTAGAATTTAAAGAATTGTTTTGTTCTTCACCATCATAAAATCTTTCTTTATCTTCATAACCAAAGTGTGCCAGTTTTCTAAATCCAAATGTTTTAATTTCATCTGCTGGGTTTCTCTGTGTTGTTTCTATTAACTCACTTAATTGAGTAACATAAAACGTTTTATCTGCTTGTATTGAATTGCTTTGACTATATGCACCATATACTGTAGAATATTTAAATATATCATTAAGTATTTGTGCTTGTATATTAAAGCTAAGTAATAATAATAGTAATAATATTTTTTTCATTATTTATAGTTTTTAAAAGTTATTTTATATAGAAATGAGTTCCATAATGATTTCATTTTGATTATTATTTTTTTCATTTTAAAATTTATTAATTAATAATTTATCAATCTCTTTTTCTAATTTTCTTTTAGAATTTTCTGGCAATTTTAAAGATATACCACTTTCAATTTTTAAAATTAATTCGCCATTGTTATAAAGACAAATAGTAGGTAAAGAATTTATTTTTTCTTTATCAAATATTTTTGGATTTTTATCTAGGTAAAAAGTATATGTATTATGATCTTTAAAGGTTTTTAAAGATAGCTCTGCGTCTGTTACAAATGGTGCGCTATATTGTACAATACTAACACCATCTTTATAAGATTGTGAAATTATTGTATTAGTTATAAATAAACATAGTACAATTAATTTTTTCATTTTTTACTAATTTCATATAATCTTTCTTCCATCTTTGCTAATGATTCTTTAATTTCATTAACATCGTTTTCTATATTATTAACTTGTTGTATTGCTTTTTCTAAATTAGACCTAATTAGTTCATCTTTATAAGAAAACTCTAAAGCAGTTATTTCTGGTTTAGGAAGTTCCTTAGCTAAAACTATTTCACTTTTAAGAGTAAAATAAGTAGTAGCTAGACTAATAGTAAAACCAACAATTAAACCTATTGTTTTTAAATCTAAAGTAACTTTTGTTTCTTCGCCAAGTTGTGGAGGTTGTGCCATTTTTTAATCTTGTGTTATTCTGTTTGATAATTCTAATATTGCTCTGTAATATGTATGATCACTAAGGTCGTCAGTCAAATACGTAATACCAGCGTTAACACTAGTATATACATTAAAACCATCTGTACTTAAATCGATATAATTGTTTGGTCTTGTTCTAACTTGTTGTAAAACTTGTGACATCATTAAATTAACATCTAATTCGCCACCATCGTCTGACACAAATCTAGTTACACATTCAATTCTTGTTATTGTCTCAAAATTGTATTGTGTTTGGTTTTGGTCTATTTCATTATTAGATACAGAATATACACGTATAAATGGATAAGAAGCGTTATTAGGCACTCTATTATAAATTTGGATAGTTGTGCTGTCTATAGTAACGTTGTTCGTTAATTTGGCTATTATAGCTTTTCTGACGTAATGTATTGCTTCTAACATTATCTAATTTTTTTTATTCTATTATTTAACCTATTCAATAATTTGTTGTATTCTATTCTTGCGCTACTAAATAAAAATGGTCTTGCTGGTAAATTAACTTCTCGTAATCCTTTACCTTTAAATTGCATTGCATAACTTGGAGGAATGCCTAATGCTACCATATCGTCAATCTTTACCATACTACCAGTACCAAACTCTATATATGGCGCATAATCTTTATTAACTACAACAGAAACAGTTTTGCCTTGAATTTCTGCTGTAATAGAATTTTTTAAACCACCTGTATCTACAGGCACAGTTCTTTTTGCTAATCTTGAAATGTCTAAAGCAGTTCTTCCTAACTCACTAGATAAAACTTTTTTATCAAAATTTTTAAAAAAATTTAATTTTTTATTAAGTTGGTTTAAATCACTTTGATTTATTTTTATACTAGCTCTCATTAATTAATTTTTGTAGCTTTAATTTCAACATAAAAATCTAATTTAGATTGATACATATTGTTAATTCTAAATTCATCTGTATTACCTTCAGCTATAAATATGTCACCTATAGTTATATCATCAGCAGTTTTTTTTCTAACTAATAATTCAACTTCAACATATCTTTCACGTTTACCAAACTCATCTTTTACTTCTCCACTTGTTTCTTTTAAAGAACACCACAAAGTTTTAACATTTGATAATGTAGAATTAAATCCACCAAAACCATCACTAGATTTAGTTAATCTCTTTATAGTTATTCTTTGATTTAGTTTACCAGCATTCATTATAAAAACATTGTTTTATATGAGTTTAAAATATTTTTTGTTGACGTTGGCACTTCATCAATAGAGCCTTTTGTATCGCTTACAAAATCAGCTCTGTTGTCATAATAAGTAGATATTAATTGTAACATAGCTTGTTTTAATAAATCGTCAGATAATCCTGAAGTAGTATAATTAATTTTAACCTTACTAGCAGGACCAGCATCTAACTCTATAGTTTCATTATCTAAACCTAAAATTTCATAAGTAGCAGCTGTGTTATCTATAGTAATTGATTGAATACTAGCAACAGGCGCAAAAGGTAAATCAAATATACCTGAATTAGTTTCTGGTATGTAATACGATCTAGTTTTAGCTACTATATCTTTCGATATATAATTTTCACACCAAATTCTAGCTTGTACTATCATTCTTGATATAATACTATCATCAGCACTTGTGTCTATTCTTACATAGTCTTTGACATTAGATGTTGTTATAATTTCACTACCTGTTACAGAATTAATCTTTATTTGTCGCATCGCTTTTAGTTTCTATAGAATCTTTTTTTAATTCTTTTGTTACTTTTTTTGGTTTAGCTTCTTTCTTTTCAAATTTAGCTGCCCACCCCTTATTAATAAATATTGCTACTTTCTCAACAGGTACGTCTATTGAATCACCATTTTGATAAACTTTGCCTTTATGATTTAAAGGCATTAATACATTTAGTTTCATAATATTATTTTTTGTAAAGATAAAAAAAAAGTGCCACAATAAATTTGTAGCACCTTTTCGACAATGAAAACAATAAAATTAAACAATTTTAGCAAAGTTATTAAAATTTTTTGAATATTTACCATTCTTAGATATTCTAAATGCAGCCATTTTACCATTATTTTTAATTATATAAAATCCATTGCGTACATTTATCCATATGGCAAAATAATCAACTTCTTTTGTAGTATAGCTAATGTCAGAATATCGTAAAGTAATATGAATACCTTTAGGATGTTCGCTTTTATTTGTAGATTTAATTTGTATTTTTTTTAGTTTACCATTAGGAAGTTCAACAATACAATCGTAAGGCGATGAATCAAGAAGTGGCATAGATACTAGCATATTACATTCCATTGCCATAGTAGCAAATTTGTATTCAGCGTAACAGCCTCGCATATTGTTGTCCACGCTCTAATATACAAAAAAACCAACTATCGATTAAAACAGTTGGCTTTTTTAGACTAACAAATAATTATATATTTCTATTACTTAAAATAGCTAATGTCAAAATTAAGAAAAATAAAGAACCTAACACGTCATAAAATAACAAACCTTGCCTTATTGTAAAAAAAATTAATAAAACACTTAACCAAAAATTAATTTGTTTTTTATTCATATCATTTCAGCTTCTTCACAAATTGAACTACAAGCAGTTTTAAAATTCTGTGGTCTACCACATACAGGACATTCGTGTTCAAATTGATTGTAAGGGTCTAATAAATTATCTAAGTAATCTCTAGCATCCATTATATTTGTATTGTTAAAAGTAAAGTTAATACTGTAGCTATGGCATAAAAACCTAATAGCCATTTCCAATTGTCTTTGTCTTTTTTAATAAATGTGATTATTGATTGCATATTATTGTTTTTATAATTTAATTGACTCTATTATTGATTCTTTTACTGATAAACCAAAACCATTATACAATACTATATATGCAAATTGCATTTCTTCTTTTGTTGGTTTTATTGCTACAACTTGTAAAGCTTTTAGAATAAATTCTTGATAGTTCATAATATATAATTTAATTGTTATTGTTGTTCTATACAAAGATAACATTTATTTACAAAATACAAAATATTTTTTCATTTAATTTAAAAGTTTTTTTTCATTTTATTATTTTACAGATAAGATTAGGCAAAAAAAAAGAGCGCCGAAGCGCCCTCTTTAGTTAGTGTAATTATTAGATTACGCTGTTTCTAGTGCAGCTTTTGCTGTACTAAATGCGCCATTTACATAAGCATTTGGCAAATAGTTAGCTAAAGCAACTCTTTCAGATACTCTTACTGTAACAAAACCATCTCTTACGTTAGTTCCATCTTCTCTAAAGAACTCTACGTTTAGGTTTTCTCTAATCCACATTTGTGAACCAGCAGCAAAATTACCAATCAAGAATGATCCAGCAGCCATAGCTGTATTTAAGATAACTTTAACACCCATAAACGTTGGTTGTAACCCAGCATATACTTGGTCCTTGATATAGTTGTTAGTTGTATCTTTTAATAATAATATCTTATGAAAATCAGTTGGATTTAATAAGATACAATCAGCGCTATAGTTAGCAAGACTTAATTGATTTAAAGCAGCAACAATTACATCAAATTCATTAGCACTTTCTACAGCGTGGTAGAACTTACCATTTGAACTTACATCAAAATCAGCAGCAGCACCAATGATACCACTTAAATTTGGAGCAGAACCATTACCAGATAAAAGTTGTGCATCTTCTATTTCTAATAATTTTTCTGGCGCTCTTGCAGATAAATAAGATGTTAATTGTGGCGTGTCAGCTAGCATTTCTTCAGAAATTCTGAAGTAAGTACCAATTTTTTGCACTAATGCAGTTGATGCAGTCATATTAAAATCAGACTGTGCTAATGTTGCTCCCTCAGCAGCTGGTGCAGCACCATTATTGTATGCAGATTCTGTTACATATCTTATTACATCACTTACAGTAGAACCACCAGAGATTAAACTTCTTACGTGTACTGGTCTAGTAGGATCGAAAAAATATCCTGGTACTCTATCAGCAGGTATTACTTCACCACTAAAGTCAGCTGCAGTAGTCATATCAGCTTTAATCTGAAATGATGCACTTCTTGAATTACCTTTAGTTAATGAGTCAATTGCGCCTTCTGATAAAGCCTTTCCTAAAGCAGATTTAAAATCTCTTGGTTGGCTAGCATCAAATGTTTTTTTGTTAGATACTTCAATAGCATCTAGTCTATCGTTAAACTTAGTAGTCATTTCTGACACTTGGCTTTTTACGATTTCGTCAGCTTGTACAACAGATGCTTCAACAGCAATGTCTTTAGCTTTTTCAATTTTTGAATCAATAGCAGTATTTAACTGATCTAATTGATTTTTTACGTTTTCTTCCATTTTTATTTTTTTAAGGAATTAATTAAATAGTTGTATATATCTAAATCATTTGCTTTAGCTTCAACATTCGGCAAAGTGACTTCTTCTGTCGGCTTTGTGAACTCTACAAATAATGATTTCAGTTTTAGTATTTCAGCTTCGATAGCATATCCTAATTCATCGGATATGTCACCTTTTCTGATTAATTTACTTAGATTGTCATATCTTTTAGATAATTTTTCTAAATCTACATTACCTTTGACATCTAATATTTTTGCTTGGTCATTAGCAGCTAATGTTACAGCACTAATTTCATATAATTTTACTTCTTTGATTTCTCTATAGTCGCCTTTGTTTTCTTTTTGTATTGGCATTATACCTACAGAGTTTTCTGTAATAACCCCAGATTTCATTAACTCTACTACATCTTTACCTAATTGTGTTTTAGCTATTTCTGCTACAAATACAAGACCTTTATCATCTTCATACAATTCACGCATTTTACCAATTGGTTGGTTCATATCGTGCTGATATAAATATTTAACACGTTCTCCGTTTTCTTGTATTGTTTTTGTGTAAGCACCTTTTACAATAATGTCACTATCTGAATCTTTGTTTCCAAAGTATGATCCGTAACCTTTTATAATTCCTGCGTTTTCGTCAGCATCTAAAAGCTCTCCAATAGGTGCTTGTTTATATAATATAGTATTCATAGAAAAAATTTTTGTAAATATACAAATTTTAAATTTTAGCTATGCTAATTGACCACCCAAGCCTAAGCCAATATTTTCAATTGTACCATCTGCTTCAGCATTTTCTACTGGAAATGGCGCAACACTACATCTACAATTTATTACATTAGTAGAACTACCAGCTGGATCACCAGGATATAATAATTGTTCACCACCTACTAAAAATGGGTCAGATTGCATTACTATTTGACCATCAGCCTCAGCGTGTGCGTCTCTAGTTCTATCATCAAAACTAGCTATCCATTCTTTTTTTAATTGTGAAGCAGGGAATATAGATTGTGCGCTTTGCATAGTAGCATAGTTTGCAATGTTCGTGCCTTCAGTTCTAATTAATCTAATTGCTTGCATTAAAGAATATTGTCCGAATCTACTGTTCAAAATTCTAGCTTGTTGAGCCACGCCCATCATCATAAATTCAGGGTCAGACATTAATCTTTGTGTAAGTGTTATTAGTGTTTGTTTAGCTGTGTTAGAAACTAATGTTACTCTTTGCGCTGCTATTACTGAACCAAAGTAAGCAAATCTTTCCATCCAGAATGACTCATATTGTTTTGGGTTTACGCCTTTAGATATATATTTATCAAAATGTCTTGCATACCATTTAGCAAATTGCATTCCTATATCTTGATATAAATCTCTATATAATTTAGATAATGTAGTTACGTTAAATAAAATATTAAAATTGGTTTGATTCATAGACAAAAAAGAATCTACACCTTTTTTATATTCTGTCTTGTAGTATTTTTTTATTTTAGCAAGATTACGTCTTTCAGCAATACCCATTTGCTTTTCAAAAGCACGTTGCCAATTATCTCTTTGATTCAACATATTCTTTATGACTTTTAAATGGCATATAATGCCCTGCTATTTTATGTGACCCACTACCACCCATTTCTATAGCTCTTAACTCAGCTAATTCTTTTGTAGTATATAAATCACGATCAGCTAGTTTATCGTCAATATGTTTTTTTGGATTTTCTTTTAAATATTTTGATACATCTATATCTACAGATTCTCTAACAGTTTCTTCTACAGGAATATCAATATTCTCTGCATTTACTGGCAATAAGTTTGCTGGTATATAATAATCATTTAATGCTTCATTTTCTTCATCTTCGCCATAATTCATTACTGAACGTTTTTCATTTGGTGTTATCCACCAAGCCTTAGACAGTTGTTCAACTACTTTGTCGCTTTCTTCTTGTAGTTCTGGAATGCAAGTAAAATCAAAATCAAATTTATATTTGTCACCATACTGAGGACATAGCCATCTATTTATCTCGTCTCTAATTTTGACTAACTCAGGAATAACAGCATTTTGATATAATGCTTTTTTAGCTTCCTTCATATTGTTATATGTATTAGAATCTGTATTATTTAACAATTGCACTGGCACGTTGTAAATATTACATAAATCTTTGACAGATGCATTATATTGTTCTATTAAAGAAACATCAGCTGCATTTAAACCAAAGTTAACCCAAGATAATTTTTTAGGTGTTATTAAAACCTCACCAGCATTATTAGAACCAGTAAACTGATTTTTGAATTTATCTTTTAATTGTTGTGCTTGTACTTCATTTAAATCACCTTCTTCGGACATTAAAACACCACGAGCTGTTTGATTCTGTAAGTATTTAACGCCTGTTTGTATTGCTTCGTTATTAGTTGTCAATGCTCTTAGACCTGCACGTAATGGCGATTGACCATATAAGTGTGAACCAGTACCATCATAATATGGATTAAAATCTTTTATGTGACATATGTCAGCAGCATCCATTTCATATGTGCCATTGTATTGTATTTTGTATTTAGAAACAGGATTCATTAAACCACCACTTACTATTTCCATAATTTGTGAAGGCATTACATATAACTCAGTATATTTATTAGCATTATTACCAGTCTCTGGTGATAAACCATAAATGTATCTATTACCTGTTAATTTACCAAACGCAATTAATTCTGTAATAAAACTATTATAAGATTGCGCAGGATTAGGTCTGTCTAACAACATATGCAGTTCTGTATCGTGCAATTCTACCATTGACTTATTTTTCAGCATCATTGCTTTTTGCATTACGGTAGAATCAATAGTACCACTTGTTAATGATTTATATCTTTTATAATCATTTATGTTTTCTACTTCATAAATCTGAAATGGTATTGTTGTTGCAGCTTTTGTTATAATATTAACTAATGAATAAACTGTTGCGTTTTTTCTGTAACCCTCATTGATATAAGAATCGTCATTTTCAGGATTCCATATAATAGATTCACCAAGCCAATTATATATAGCTCTATTATAGCCTTCAGCAGTATTTTGTGAATTTTTATTAATTATGGATTTGAAGCGGTCAAAAAGTGAAGCCATATTTTTTTGCTTATAATAAATTTTTTGTAAAAATACAAAATTTAAAAGTATTTATACAATAAAGAAATTTTTTAGTAAATTGCGCTCTATTGCGTAAGATGTAACGTCAATATGTTCATCGTGTTTTGCATTAGGAAATGTGCTAACTTGTTGTAAATAACCATCGTTCCAATAGTCTTTAATTAAATAAACTCGCCCACCTTCAATAAATGGTGATGAAGCTCTAGCTCTTTCTATTTTACTGTATCTAACAAAATCAGTTTTTAATTCTGACACATTGTAATTTGTTTCTCGCCTTAACAATTGCACTAATGATTTACCAGATGCTTTAGGCTCTATTAGTATTTGACTAATATTAACACCACAGTTTTTTATAAAACTACTTATAAAAGTTTTAAGTTCTGGCATTTCTAAATATTTATCTATACTTTTAAGTATATATAAATTATCACCACTTTTACCACTTATCTGTATTCCTGTTGGATCGTTCTTTGTGTCTTTTGTATAAGCACCATCGACAAACATTTCCCAATTTATATCATTAGGTACTTCTGCTTTATTAATTATGTTAAACCAATCTATTCGCCATTCACCACCTTCTAATGGTGCAGGTTCTTGTAAATACTGACCACTAAAGGTATATCTATCTGCTTGCCTTATTGCTTCTAGTTCTTCAAAAGAATGTTTACTTTTCCATAATGGCACATTGTTTTCTTGTATTGCAGATAATTTTAAATGATGCCACTCTTCACCACTGTTGCCATCTAAAAGATAACCACTTAAGTCCTCTTCGTGTAATCGTTGCATAATAACAATTATTGGCACATCTCTGTCATTTACCCTAGACCTAATAGTTGTATTATATCTGTTATTAATAAAAGATCTTCTTACATCTGAAGTTGCATCATCTGGTTTTAGTGGGTCATCAATTATTATAGCACCACCACTACCTGCACCGAATCCTGTTATAGCACCACCACTAGCAGTAGCATAAACACCACCTCCTTGTGTAGTGTACCACTTCTTTTGTGATTGGCTGTCTTTTTTAAGTGTTATGTCCCATACACGTTGAAACGCATCTGACTGTATGTATTCTCTAGTTTGTGAACTGTTATCCAATGCTAATGCATCTGAGTAAGATAAGTGTATAAATTTAGCATATGGATTTTTTGACAACACCCAACAGATATACATCTTTACAGCTATTTCTGTTTTACCATAACGTGGAGGTATGTTTATAATTAGACGTTTTATATCGCCATCATAAACACTTTGTAAAGTATTAGCTAATGTTTTGTGAAATTCAGCAACTTCAAACTTATTACCAGTATTTTCTTTAAATATATATCTAGTAAAAAAAAGTAATGAATCCTGACACTTATCTTTTATTAATCCGTTAATATTCGTCATTCAAAATATCGTCAATTTTCTTTTGTCCTTCAGGCGATATTTTTGTTGTATTAATGTCAGCTTCCATTTTAATGTTTTGACGTTCTATATATCCCCTTTTGCGACCTCTAGTTTTAAGTAAAAATATTGTAGCAGTTGTATTACCCTCTTCTATTTGTTGGTGTAGATTAGTTTCTGCAAAATCTAATATTAAATCTTCTAATGCTTCTACTTTGTCTTTATACTCTAAGTCTGTTTTTAACCATTCATAATGTGTAGACCTGTTAATGCCAGCCATCTTAGCAGCTGTAGTAACTATTCCCATACATTTCTCCATTGCTTTTATCATTGCTTTTTTAAGCGTTGGATTTTGTCTTTTAGCCATTGTTAATTATTTTGGTCATAAAGATACAAATATAATTCCCATATTTTAAAATCTAACTGTTTCTTACTGTAAGTACTAGGTGAAATAAAGGTTTTACCATTATTATTTATTTCTACTTTTGTGCCTAACGTAGTAGGATAAGCACTAACATAAATATTATTATTTATACACCATTGTATTGCTTTATAATGTTTTTTAGTCATTAAAAAGGAATATTATCTTTGATTACTTCAAACTTTTTCTTAGCCAATTCTAAATGCTTATAAACACCACCTGCATTAAAATCTGGTGCAATCTCAAATTCACCTAGTTGACCGTTTTCTTTACGTTTTACTTTCTCTACATACATTTTAACTAAATCACTTTTGTATTTAGATTTTTGACCAATACATCTATAAACAATCAATCCGTTGTATGCTTTATTAAAAAAATCTGCACTACCAGATATATCATATAAAGTTGGTTTTTTGTAAGTGCCTTCTATAGTTTCTATTTTTCTAGGATGTGCTACTAAAAATAAATGTGTTTTAGTTTGTTGACAAAACTGTGTTATTTCACTTAATAGTTTACCTACATAGGAGTGGTCACGTTGCGCAGAGTGATCTAACATATTGTAAGGGTCTATAACACAAACGTTTATACCTTTTTGAAATACTAATTCTTTAAATGCGTTTAAAATACCTTTTAATGTTAAATTTTCTAAATCTATTTTTATCCAATTAAAATGTTCTTCTATAAAATCTTTCGTATTGTTAAGCTCATCAGTATTACAATTTGTTTTATTTAATTTATTTGCTATTCTCTTAATATGCCCTTCATATGGAAATGATTCTGGTGAAAACATTGCACATCTAAAACCATATTGTGTAGCTAGATTACAACAGATTTGGTCAACTACATCACTTTTACCACTATTTGGTATGCCAGTAACAACGGTCCATTCTCCAAATGCTAATTTCCAATATTCATCAGATTGTCCCATACCTATGGAATAATTTTTTATTCCCTTTTCATTATAGCTTAACACGTTTTGCCATATGTCATTTATATTTAAAACACCCTCGAGAGGAAAGTTTTTAGCGTTTTTAACAACACTTCTAAGTGTTTCTGTACCTTTTAATAACAAAACATCATTAGCGTCTTTAAACTCGCCAAAATCAACATATTTGCATTTATAAAAACCAAACCTTCTAGCTAATTCATTTCTAAGCATTAAACCTGCTTCATCGTTATCCGTACAAATAATTATAGATTTTTTATTTTTAAAATATTGATAACAGTTGTCTAAGTATTCTAGTTTTTGATTGCCTTTACTTGCTCCATTAGGTACACTACATACAGAATAAATTCCTGATTCGTGCATACTAAGTGCATCCATTTCGCCTTCTACTATGTAAACTGAATCTGAGTTTTTTATATTATCAAGACCATAAAATATTAGTTCAGCTCCTGAAACCATTTTAAAGTTTTTTTCAGAATCTCTATATTTTACATTAACTAATTTATTTTCTCTGTAGTAATTAAAATTTACAACTCTACGTTTTTTCTGTACTTGTGGCATATACTCTAAAGATTCGCCTACTTTCCAATGCACTAGAGTTGGCTCAGATATTTTTCTTGTAGCAAACCATTTCAAAACACGTTCAGTTACTTCTGCATTTTGTTTTACTGGTACTATGTACTCTGGTTTAGATTTAAATTTAACATTACCAGAATAGCCACAGTTATGACAATTATATAAACCCTCATCTATATTTACTGATAGTGGTGTATCTTTTTTGTTTTTTCTAGTATGTAAACATTCAGGACATTTTACTTTACATATGCCACTTGTTTTTTTCAGTATTATTCCTAATTCTGTGAGATCATTGTAGTAAGACATTTTTCATTGTTTAAAAAAATTTGTAATTGTATTTCATTGCGTCGTGATATAAAAGTAAAATTATTTTTTTAATTTTTGTTACTTTTTTATCGGTTATTGTTTTTACTGGACATTCTATTGACTTAGTTAATGTTATATCTACATTGTGTAAATCGTAAATAAAACATCCTTTGTTATCAACTACAGCATAATATTTTTTTTTGTAGTTTTTATTGTTTATTAAATTATTGTATTTTTTTTCTTCTAACATTTTATTTAAGTAGTATTGATTTCTAAATTTCATTTCTACAATACAACTATCGCCATTTTTATCATAACCTTTTGCATCAAAGAAACTATATTCATCTTTGTCCCACTCTAAGTTCCAACCACTTTGATTTAGTAGAAAAACTAATTGCCTTTCCAATTCAAAAATATCTTCAAATGTCATCAATATTATTTAAAATTATATCTATATCATTTTTATCTAACATTGTTTTTAACATTGTATAATCTATATCACCATTAATTGTTTTTACACCTATAGCTGTATTGCCATTTGTCTCGTTATATTTATAAAATTTTATAGCACCTTGTATTTTTTTCTTTATAGTATGAACATCATCTTCTTTAGCTAACATAAAACGATCTATGTACTTTATGCCATTCTTATCAATGTTTCTTAATTTTAAAATGCTTAAAAAATTATTTTTCCAAAATGCATCATTTCTTAATTCTCTACTTACAGCATAAACATCACGCAAATCATATTTATCTAATCTTTCTATTTTATCTAAACAGTCTAACCATTTAGTTTTTTGTGCTTTTGTTTTTGGCTTATTTTTTTCTGGAAATAATTGTACAAAATAATTAAATGCCTTTTTGGATGTTTCACTATATTTTATTGGCATTTTATTTTTAGTACTTATATTACTTTTATTATTATTAGTATATATACTATTAGTATTACTTTGTTGAGGATTTGCCACACGTGGTTTTTCCGTCTGTGGTTTTTCCGTTTGTGGTACATCATTAAGTATGTAATTAGTACCAACAAATTTACCTTTAATTCTTACTTTTTCACGTATTATAAAACCCTTTTCTATAAGTTCTTTAAATCTACTATTAATGGCATCTCTACCATCTTTAAAATGATTGCAAATAAATGTAATTGTAATTTCTTGTTTGATGTCGTGACTAAACAAATAAGCATATAAGCCTGTAGCACCAATACTTATATTTTTAAATCTAAATATGGCAGATGGAATTACAGTAAAGCGTGCAAAACGCTTAGGTTTTATTATTTTATTTATTTTCATTGTCTGTTACTTATTCCATTAAGACCTTTATCTTGTCGCAAAAAACTCTAATATCATTAAAATATTTTTTAAAATCTTCAAACGGTATATCTTTATCTTCAAAGATTTCCCATAAGACCTCAACTAATAAATCAAATTCAACTCTAGTCATTGCGCCAACATATTGATAATCATAATGTAAATTGTCTGTAGATGTTTGCGTCCATCTTACCTTTTGATTGTTTGAGTCAAAATACACTTTATACATTTTTTAAATATTTATCTATTGTTTCTACAATTTCTTCATAATTATTTAGACATAACGCTAACCAATTATTATCCTCCAAATTTTTTAACCATTCTTTTTGTAACTTAGTAGGTTTGTTATAACCCACCTTCAATTCTAATGCCAAGCCACAATATGTTTTATTAGGTTTAAATATTAATAAATCTGGCACACCTGCTTTAGCTCCTAAGTACTTAAATTTATATCTCTCAAATACAGATCGTTTACCTTCATTTGGAACGTGTGTATATAACACTCTAGGATATTGATATTTTAAATAACTAATAATTCTATGCTGTAACTTATCCTCTTTTGTTAAATATTTATTAAATGGATTTTCTCGCATAGTAGTTTTAATACAAATTTAAAATTTTATTTATCTTTTTTTACACTTTTCTTTTAATATATCATATTCAATTACTAAAGTATTGTATTTATGTAATAATTCTTCTAAGTCCATATCTGGCTTATTATGGAAATTACATAGTTCACGTATAAAGAAAAAATCTTGTTTTAAATTTTTGTCAAATTTAAGCATATTAGGCAATTCTTTTAAAGCATATATAACAGTTGCGTGATTTTTATTAAGTGATCTAGCTATTTGTGATATATTGTAATTACTATAATTTTTAGATACATAATAATAGATAGCTCTAGCATACACGTATTTTCTTTCTCTTGTTTTGTTATCTAATTTAATATTATAAAATCTTTCTATAATTTCTCTATATATATCCATTTATATTACTAGACTTCCGTCATCTTTAAAATCGTTCCAATTATAACCTGATACAATGCCACATTCTATATATAATTTATAGTCTGAAAATGCTTTTTGCCAAGCTCTTCTACCTTGTTCTATTAGTTCTTCACCTAATGCATATACCTCTACAGTATAAGGATAAGTATTTTGTACAGCTACAAAACGCCAATCATTTATGCCTAACATATCCATATAGAATGCAGCTTGCAAATGGTATGCATATTTATACACATCTCTTTTGAATGCCATTGGTGAATTGTCTTGACAAGTTTTTACATCACAAATAAAATTACCTACTTTGTTTAAAACGTCAGGTCTTATTCTAACTTCTATATCGTCATATTTAGTGTAGTGTGAGTATTCAATATCACCTTTACAAAATTTTTGTGCCAAATCGTGTTCTCTAAAATTAACTAATATCTGTTCTATTTTTTTAAAGTCATCATAACTTAATAATATTTTGCCACTTGCTTTTTGTTTTTGCAATTCATATTGACTTTTGCCATCTTTTGTTCTACGATCTAATTTTGGCATTACGTGATATTCTTTATAAAACTCGTCTGGCTCTAACATTGCACAATGTACAGCTGAACCAAAAGCCATAGAACTAGACTCAAAAGGTTTTTGATTTAAATAATGGTATATAGATTTTTTAAATATTGTCTTTAAACCACTTGCACTAATACCAGGTGATTGATGATATAATTCATTACTATCTTTTTGTACTAACATCCTATAAGTGCTTTTTTTAATTGTTTATTTTCTTCTTTAAGTTTGTTAATATTTATAACTAATTCTTCTAGTCTAGCTATTTCAGCGTTTTGTATTTCATATTGATCAAATAATGATTCATTAACATCATTTAATCTATCAATTTCTATTTCCATAGCTTTGACTCTTTGGTGTAAAAAAAGTGCTGCTTCTTCTACAGGTGTGTATTTATTTGCTTCCATATTTATTTTTTTTATTTATTCAGTTCCTGATATTATTTGGTCCTCTGGCAATCTATTACGATTATATTGGTCTTCGTGCCATTGTTGGCTTCTTACATTTTTACTCTCTAATTCTTTTTGTAAATGTGCTAAAGCACGCCAAGCAACTTTTGCAGTATGTAATATGCCATCTACATCTGTTTTACCAGATTCTATAAGATGTCGCATTAATGCATCAAGATCATCAGTCGATTTATTTCTATCCCAGTGCAAAGGTTCATTAGGATGGTGTTGCTTGCTACCTATGTAACTAACTTTAGCAACTTCACATAATGCATCTGGGAAATATTTTAACAAGCCACTATATAGTGGTATTTGTTTTCTTTTTTCTTTATTGACTTCCATTATGCTATTATTAATATTAAAAACATACTAACTATTGATATGGTAAATACTATTAAATTTGCTTCGTATTTTCTATTTTTCATCTTATGTTATTTATTGTTGAAATAATAATGTCACGTCTATCTAAAAAATATTTATATATTGGCTTATTTTGTGCGCCTATATATTTGCAATATTTAATGTTTGATTCAACATCTTTTAACTTAACTTTTAAATCTTGTAATTGTGTTATCATAATATAAATTTTATTGTTTATTTAAAAGTAAAAAAATATTTTCAATTTCACAACATAAATGAAAAAAAACTTTAAAAAAAAAGGGACTCATTGCTGAATCCCTTCTTATAAAACGATAACCTAAAAAGGTAAATCGCCATCCCCCTCATCTGCTTCTTTAGATCCCTCAGGTTTCCAAGTGTTAAAACTCATAGAAACTGATTTGTCATCATTTTGCCAAAGGTTAATTTTAAACTGTGTTTCGCCTTTGTATTCTGTTTTAGCATCTTGTACTTCAGCTTGCTTTAAACATTTTATTAATTCATTTGGTGTAATTACACCATTAGCTAATAAATTTTGTGGCGCTTTATCTCCCTTTGGGAAAAATCTTACACCGTTTACATAGATTGATTTTTTTTGTTCACTCATAATTATTATTTAAAGTTAAATTGATTATTTATTTTTTCTTTGTATTCATCTTTCATTTTAAAGGCTTTTAAAACATTTAATGCTGCCTTTTCAGATCCTTTTAGTGTTGCCTCAAATTGTGAAGCTGTCAACCAGACTTGATTATTTTTGGCGTTTGTAACTTCGTCATTAGATGCTATTGCAGTATCTATACCAATACCTAAATAACCTAATGCTCTACCTAATGCAGATGTAAATCCATTTTCTACAAAAGAAGTTTTATTAATATAAGAACTGTCACGATACTCTTGCGTGTGAGCAACTGCAACTATATTGCCATCTGCATCATTTATAGTACATTTAAAGATACCTTCTATAGTATCTATTGACACTAAAGATTCTAATATTTGCCAGTTTTTAAATTGTTTTTGTTGTCTAAAATAAATTAGTCGTTCATTTACGGTAACATATTTATTACCTTTAATGTTAATTGTTTTCATATTATTAATTGTTTAATTGTTTATTAAATTTTTAACTGAATTTTCAAAACCACAATCACGTAAAATATTTAATTCACTTATAGTAAATGTGTCAGGGTTTTGTATTCTTGATTTTAATGTAGGCATTGTGCATTTAAGAATTTCGCACACGTCATACCGTTTTAATTTAAGACTTTTTAGTTCGTCTTTAAATAGATTTTCAAACATATTTTAATTTTAAAGTTTAAACAAAAATAAAAAAAAATTTTCAATTAACATAAAAAAACCCCTAAAATTAAAAAAAAATTAGGGATTTCTTCGCAAACAGAAAGGGGATTCTGAATATCTATTCTGTTGTAATTCTAAACTTTAAATCAATATCATCATCATCATTTGGTAAATGTGCTATGATTTTAGCATAAGCAGATTTAACTTTATATTCTAAGCCATTTATAAAACAGCTTTGCTCGTCTTGTGCTATTGATGCACCAAAATTAAACCATAATCTATTGTGCATAGACAATGGGTTTTGTATTTCATTTCTAAAAGTGCCTTCATATCTAACAACAAAAGCTCTATAGTCATTCATTATGTTTTGTAAATGTCGTTCAAATATTGGTTTTCTTGTATTATAATCTCTAGTTCTATGAAATGCATAATCAGTAGTTGGTACACCACCAAAGTAGTAAGTACCAGTAATTGTTTTTTCATCACTAAAAACTAGTGTACTATTATTACGTTCTGCAAATTCTATATATGTGCTAGGTATATTTACATTAGTATCACCTGTAACAGCCGTACCGTCTGGTCTAAAAAAGTTACCTATAATACCGACATTATCAAAATAAATATCTACTAAACCAGTTCCAGAATACGTGCAATTAAATATTTTTATACCTATTTGTTGACCTGTTAAACTAGTTGGGTAACCATTACCACTTAAATTTATACTTATAGTTTGCCAATTATTAAAGGTTTCTATGTCTCTTTGTATTGTAGTTGCAGTTGTTGTCCAAGTACTATTTTCAGCATCCCAATAATGTGTATTAGGACCAGCTACTACTAATATTTGAAATTGTATCTTAAATGAAGAAAGTGTATTTTGGTTTTTTTCTGGAAACACTCCTATTTGTGCTATGACTCCAGAATTGTTTTGATTCCAAGATTTTGCTGTGCTAAGTAATGATTCAAACATTAAAGTTGTACCACTAGATGGCGCAGAAACTAACTTAATAGCTTTGTTACCTTGCTGATCTGTTTCATCAGTTATTAAAGACGCATAACTTGTTAAGGTCCATCCATAAGAACCATATTCAAACCCTACATTTCTAGTAAATTCATATATATTAGCTTGTGTAGTTTTAAAATTATATCGAGCCTTATTTAAAGGTTGTATATATTCTCTAACTAAATCACCTCCAACACTTTTTAATGTAGTAGGCACTATTCTTAAAACAGAGTCGTTACTAGCAGATTGATAAACACCACTTGTATTATATAAATCGGTTTGTACAACTTCATCTGAAGAACTAACTAATTGATTTTTTATACTTGTTCTAATATTACTTACACTACCACCACTAGCTAAGGTTGTAAATATTGTATTTTTTACATTGTAATCAAATATATTAGTATTTTCTACAATATACCAACATCCATAAGATTGAAATATTCTACAATTATAACTTTTAAGTATAGCTTCTAATTGTTTTTTGCAAGTTGGTACATCAAATTTATTTATTAATTCATTACGACCAGCATTAATTAATGTGCTTTTCATAACAGCTTTACGTGATGGATAAGTAGGAGTTGACGCAAAGAATGGCGTTATATCTGCTTGTACTTTTATATTTAAATCTAAATCTAAATGTGCTAATATAGTTGCTATTCTCGTTCTATTAGTTATACCAATATTTTCATTAACTGGTGATGTATATAAAGGAGTTGAATAATTATCTAATGTACCTAATCCATCATATGCTTTTAAAGTAAATGCAACAGGATTTGATTTATACTCTTCAATATGCCTGTCAACTACTATATAGCCTAACCAATATGTTTGGTAATTGTTATTAGAGTCTTTGTAAAGAACTTTAATTTGATATTCACGCTCATCGTATTCATAAAAATTATCATAGCTTACATTGTCTGTTGTGAATAAATTTAAAGAACATACAGACCCTACAATTGGAGAATTATAATAATCATCATTAGCATTCCATTTAATTACAACTGGCTCTGCTTGACCAATCATATCATTAACAATGCCTGTATAATCTTTTTTTAGTATTTCTACCCTTTTTCCAAAGGTTAAAACATCACTAAATTCTAATCTATATTTAACACCGTATGCCATAAATATTATATAATTCTATTTCTAGTAGAATTTGCACGCTCTAAAGCAACAATTAAATCTTGTCCCCTTAGCTCAAATGACCCTCCAACTTGTACGTTACTTGCGTTGTTATTATTGCCTAGCATACCTTTTAATTTACTTAGTGGTGCTATTACTTCAGGATTGCTTCTTGCACCAGGATATTCGCCAACTAGACCCATAGTAGGTGCGCTAACAATACCTCCGTTTGCAAATGCTCCGAATCCAGATAGTTTACCAAATATATCTTTGACACCTGTGCCACCACCTTGAAACGTGCCTATGCCTAATCCACCTAATATAGCAGATAGTGCTAAGGCAGCCATTGCAGCTGCAATTAATTTTTTTATAATTTGACCAAGCATTTGTCCTAATGCCTTTACAAAATTTTCACCTTCCATAACAGCAGAAAATGCTGACATAAAAGAATTGCCAACTTCACTCATAATACCATCAATACTTAAACCTAAATTTTGCATTTTTGTTACAAAGCCACTAATTTTTTCATCAGTTTCTTCTGGTTTACCTAATATTATATCTGGCAATGTTAATTGACTTAAAGCAGATGGCTGATTAATTTGTGTCATACCTTGTGCAAGTCCTGATTGTGTAGAATCACCACCGCTACCACCTCCACCAGAAAAAATAGAATTTACCGCATTTCTTGTAATAGTTTTTAATTTAGTAACAGCATTATTTAAGCTTTTTTGTACTTGTTCAACCGTTTTCTTTTCTAAATTATTACCAAGCGCATTGGTATAACCGTCAGTAAATTCTGTTGCTATATCTTCTGCTGCATCTTTAGTTATTTTGCCACTTTCAGCAAATCCTTCTTTTAATATATCGCCAAAAGATGCATCAAAACCATCTTTACTAAACGCTTTAATTAATCTCCACATTGTTTCAAAAACATTGACGAATTTCATTACAGATGCTTTAGCGGCTATAAAAACTGATTTAAAGACAGAACCTATAGCTGCAATTCCTGTTCTTATTAACCTTGACGAATTATATAAATCTACAAATTGATTGTAAAGACCTACTACAACAGGCAAAATTTCATTCCAATTTTGACTTATTACATAAGCTATGCCAGCTAAACCAGCTGCTACTAAACCAATTGGTGATAGTAAAGCACCTAAAATACCTGTAAGTGTACCTGCCAAAGTTATAATTGTTGGTAAGACTATTGCTACGCCACCTAAAGCTATAAGTAATTTTTTTGTACTAGGACTTAATTCGTTAAATCTTTGATATAGATTTTGTACAAACGTTGCAGCCTTTTGTAATAAAGGCACTACAGCAACTAATAATTGTTGCCCTAAACTAGCTAAAGTTTCCTTTGCGCCATTTAATGCTTTTTGAAATTGAAAACTTGCACTTTCTTGTGTTATTTGAAATGCTTTAGCAGTTGACCCAGCACTTTTAGATAGTGAGTCAAATATTTTTTTAGCATCTTCCATACCAGCACCAGTTAAATCTAGCACACCTTTTAAGGCTCTAATGTTTGGAAATATACTTGTTATGTCAACACCAAATTCTTCAGTTTTGCCTTTTAACATTTCTAGGGTATTCATTAACCCATCTTCTGCTAAACTTTTTTGCACACCATCTGTGCTAAGTCCCATCGCTTGTAATGCTTGTTCAGCTTCAGCTGCTGGTTTTTTTAATGAAGATAGTATTGCTGTCAACTGTGTTGCTCCAACAGCAGCGTTTGTACCTGTTCTTGACATAGCTGCCATCGCAGCACCCACTTGGTCAAACGATACACCCATATTAGATGCTATTGGTATAACACCACCCATTGCACCAGCTAATTCACTTGACTCTAATTTACCCTCACGTACAGCAGCTGTTAAAACATCTGTTGCAGATTCAGCATTTAAAGACCCATCAGCATATGCATTCATTGCTGAAGTAGTTAGATCGGCAATAGTTGCAGTATCACCTAACCCAGCAGCTGCGGCTTTTGTAGCAAATTTTAAAGTTTCTAATGATTCAGCAGTATCTAAACCAGCAGAGGTTATAAAGAATAAAGCGTTAGCTGCTTCACTACTACTTATACCTGTTTCTAGTGCCATTTTTCTAGCACTTTCTCCCATTTTATCTACCTGATCACTAGCAACTCCTACAAGTGCCTTAATTTTAGTCATAGACTTGTCAAAGTCTAATCCCATTTTTACACTAGCACCACCTAACAAAGCCATAGGCAATGCAACAGCTTGCAAAGAAGAGCCTAGTCCTTTTAGTTTACCACCAAATGATTTTAATTTGCTTGATGCACTTGAAACAGCTTTATTTAAGCCACTAGCATCACCATTTATTTTTACTCTTAATGGTTGTGTTGCCATATCTTAGAATTTTAACAAAAATACAAAAAAAAAGACTCTTAATTTTTCTCTTTACTTTTGTTGACTTGTTTTAAAAATCTGTCGTATTGTTCTCTAGTGCTTTTGGGTTTATCTTTTTCTAAATAAACATCTTGTGGTAGTGGAAATAATTTATCTGGTGTAATCATATTGGCACGCTTGTCTACATTTATATTAAATAAAATCATAGATAAATATCGTACACGTTCCCACTCTAAATTTTGCTTGATCATATGGGACTCACCTAGTAATTGATTTTCACCCCAAGTATGCGTCCAAAAATCACTTGGTGAAATCCCTATTTGACCGATATAATAATCTAAAATATCGTCCCAACTAATGGACGCTTTTACTTTCCCTTTTTTGTAGTTTTTGTGACCTTACGTTTTATACCAACGTTTAAATCATTACCAAGAATTTTAGATTCTAACATTACAGAAACAATATCTTCTAATTTAGATGCTTCTAAATCAGCTAACCAATTACCTACTGTAAATTCATTGTAATCAATTTCATTATTCTCTTCTTGGTCAAAAGCTAAAAGCGCTGAATGTATCAACGCTCTTATGTTTTTAATAGAAACGCCACCTTCAAAGATAGCGCCTATTTGGTCTAATGATATACCTAATGATTCAGTAAAGTTCGCCCAAAAATTCATTGAAAAATGCATTGTACGACTTTTACCACCCAATTTAATGGTGTAGTAACCCCTTTTCCTATTTGCCATTTATGTGTTTTTAATATTAGTTTGTTGACTTAGTAATTGCGCCAGTTAACGTAATTGAACCAGAATAACTTACAGGACTTTCCATTTCAGCAGATTGCTCTAATGAAGATAAAAATCCTTCTGCTGTATAAACAGAATCGCCAGTCTCAGCTGTACCAAATACACAAGTAATCTGTGTTCTAGCTAATAAGAAATCAGCCATTTGAATTGCGTTTGATGAATCACTATAGTCTACTAATCCTTCAAATGAAATTTCACCACTTATTACACCAGCAATTACTTCTTGGAATCCGTTTGAATCCTTTGTTGTAGCTTCTGGTAAATCATTAGATAACGTCATTGAACAACTAGTTGTATGTCCAAGAGTTACTGTTTCGATTTTCAATAATAGGTTAGTTCCATTAAATACTGATGTTGTAGCCATTTTTTAAATTTTATAATATTTTATTTCTACAAATATACAATATTTATTTATTATGCAAGATTCCAATTGAAGTTAGCATTATTCCAAAATACATCTGTTGTATTCCAATATCTGTGACCACTTCTATCATCTTGTATGCTAAAAAAATCAGTCAATTGTATTTCTAAATCATAGCTAACAACATTTTCTGCCTCAGCTATAGCCTCTACATTTACAATGTAACCAGTGCCAGTTAGTGTCATACCTAAAAAAGCCTGTTGTGTAAACACAAATTTATTTAGTTCTCTTGTAAGTACCATTGAACTAAATTCTTCAAAGCCAAATGTATCACTGTAATCTATTAAACCAGATACTGATATAGTGCCTGATTTAACACCAGCAATAACTTCTTGAAAACCAGCAGATGCTTTAGTTGTTGATTTAGGTAAGTCTACGTTAAGATTAAAACTAGCGCTTGTAGAATGTCCTAGCAATATTTCATTATGAAACAGTCCAAAAGATGTTCCATTAATATATGCCATTACTCTTTAACTTCTTCTTCTACTTCTTTAAATGATCCGTCTTTAAGGTCTACATTAATTTTTCCGTACTTTTCAACTAATTCATTTCTGAATTTTTCACTTTGTTCTTCTAAATTTTCGTAACCTTTGTGTAGTCTTTTTTGTTGTGTAGCTAATGCACCTAGATCGTGGTGTATAGCATTTTTAGTTCCTTCTAATTGTTTTAATTGATTGAACTCTTCTTCAGTTAAATTCCCCATTTTTGTTTTTGTTTATTATTAATTATTCGTTGCTTGGTAATTATTGATTATTCGTTGTTAGGTAATGGCAATGTCACACTTGTAGGATTTTCTAACTCAGCTATTTGTGCATCTAAATTAGATTTTAATTCATCCATATCCATTTCTGGTGTTATCCATCCAACAACTATATCAGTTGTTAAATCAGCAAAGGGTATAAAATCACCTTCAGGCGCTGCAACTGTTTGTGTGCCAATTATTGTAGCTTGCTTAGTATCAGGTTCTGCTACGTCATCCGATGCAGAATATCTCCAATGTACGTTATAAACTACATCTGTATTACCTTCTTCTAAAGGTCTACAATCTACTGCTGGAATGTCCCAAGAATATGTATTTGCCATAATTATTATTTTCTACAAATATACAAATTTATTTAATTATTAGTTTTCTAATTTAGTTATTCTTGTTTTTAAATCTTCTATTATTTCTTGTTGCTCTTTTATTGCGTTTATTAGTACTGATGTTAATTCTGAGTAAGCTACAGATTTTAATCCTGTCTCAGGTGATTCTAAAACAAGTTCTGGTAACACAGCTTCAACTTCTTGTGCTATAACACCAACTTTAGTAACTTCTGTATTAAAATCAGTCCTATTATAGTAAACACCTCTCATAGCTTTGACCTTACTAATACAATCACTTATTTCAATTACATTTTCCTTAGTTCTTGCGTCAGAATTTTGAGTTAACGTACCTTGTATAGTCATATTAGCGGTTGAAGCAAAGAACTGATATCTAGTAGACGTTCCTTGTCTCCAATATATATCACCACAATTCATATCAAAATATGTATTTGAATTGTTAGTGTGAAATCTAAAATGATTAGCAGTTGCGTAGTTGCCTAAGTAAAAATCACCAACGCCAGAATCTCCTATTAAACCAACTCCGCCAACGTCTAATGCAACACCAGAGGTAATTGAAGTAGTATTAACAGCAAGAGGTTTGTAAGTTACTATATCGGTATTACTTATCTTGATTCTAGTATCTCCATTTACTCCAAGTACTAAAACATTAGCAGAGGCTCTAAACATACCAGTATCTGGATCACTAGCAAAGGAATAACCTGGTGTAGCTTTATTTCCATCAACAGCATAAATTCTACCTCCAAACGTAGAAGTTGTATCAGCGTTAAGAGTTAGTGCAACACCTTGTTGGTCTACTAAAAACCTTAAATAACCATTACTAGAATTACTAGCAGCTATTGTGTTTAAACCAGCGTTTGTTAGATTTATACTACCACTTGTGTTTATTGAACCTGCTACATCTAACTTAGCGCTAGGACTAGTTGTTCCAATACCAACGTTGCCGCCTGGTATTAAAGTAATATCCCCTGTCCCAGATGTATTTATTGTTAAATCGTGGTTTGTTCCTCTTCCTTCAATTTTTCCTCCTGTCCCTGTTGAGCTCAACAATAATCCATAAACACTATTTGAATCTCTAAAATCTGCTATCATTTGATCTGTACCATCGTCTTGAACTACAAACTTAAACCCAGGACTAGTCGTTCCGATACCGACGTTGCCTGAAGAATCAATACGCATTCTTTCTGAATTGCCTGTTAAAAACCTCACCTCATTACCAGTTCTTGACCAATCCACAACAATACCTTCTCCGCCAGTAGACAAACCTCCTAAAGAACCTCTATTTGTAGCTCCATCATATTTAAAAAACGATCCATTAGAAGCGTCTTCAGTTATGTATAACTTACCGTCAGTTCCATTGGCAATTCCTTTTATATGTAACTTTACACTAGGACTAGTCGTCCCGATCCCGACGTTGCCACCCGCCTGTATGGTCATCAAATTATCAGCATCATAAAACCCAAAGTTCAATGCATTACTATTAGAGCCTGAACTAACGTATTTAAACGCCATTTTACCTAAGTTTTTACTACTATTTGCTCTACCAACATTTAAACTTACTGAACCACCACCACCCAAAGTTGTATCTAAAAACTCTGTTATATCATTAAACCCAGATGTAATACCAGTATCTTTAACAACACTTAACCTTCTGCTACCAGGACTAGTCGTCCCAATCCCGACGTTGCCGTCAGGTATAATTATATTTGGATTATTATTAGAATCTGAGTAAAGTGAAAAAGAACTTGTTTGCGAGTTGTAAATACCTGCTTTTCTTGTACCCCCTGAAACTGGGTAATACTTAAGCCTAGTGTTATAGTCTGAAACTCCACTAGTTCGTTGTACTTCTAATCCCCAATTTTCATCAACTGATGTAGAAGTATTGTTTACAAATACACCACCGTTGTAACCACCAGCGCCAAAACCAATAGTACCCATAGCGACTAATTTATGCTCTGGACTAGTCGTTCCAATCCCGACGTTGCCAGTTTCAGTCATAGTCATAGTCATTATACCATCTGGTGTTACGGTATAATCTGCAGCATCATTAGTATTGTTTGTATAAAACTGGAATCTTCCTCCTGTGTTTGTTCTACCAGCAACT